ACTTAGCAATGTGAGCTGCATAAAACGGCACAGGATCTTGCCAAGGTTCTGGAATGTTAATTTCTACATCCGTCAAGGCAACCAAAGGCACAGGTCGCACGACCGTATCAACTTCGATAGCATAGTTTTGATCTGGCACAGGCGACAGATAAAACGAGTTAGGTCCATACATGCTGTAAGCTATTGGACGACCTACATAATTTTGCCAGAACCGCAACTCGGCATTAAATTGCGTCCAAGGCAAATAGCGCAATGGAACGCGAGTATTTCCCCAGTAGAGATTGATATTTATGATGTCCATCGTGAGCAAGCCTTGAGGCATACCCGTCAAAAATGCTTGACCTGCCGCACCCGTGCCACCACCGCCGCTAAACGATACATTTGGTGCGGTCGTGTAACCTGAACCACCGCTTGTAATAATAACAGAAGAAATAGATCCGGCTGCGTTGGAACCGTACTCACCCGTTTGGCTCACCGTTGCAGTCGCACTTGCGTTATTGCCGGTTGGAGAAGCCGTTAAAATCACGGTTGGCGCGGTGTTATAACCAGAGCCAGGATTGGTTACTAAAACGCCAGACACTGTACCCGCTGAGTTATCAAACGTGTACAATTCTTGGTTTTGAATAGCGACTGTGTTTTGAATGACGCGGTTAACGCCCGTATCACGAATGAGACGGTTACGACCATTGTTAATGTCGTCTGTAAGCTCCTGGTCAGTCCAGAAGTTTGCGTTAGCGTCGTGCAGAAGCCTGCGCGTCAATGTGATGTAAGTCTGAAGCGTTGTAGTCATCGAACACCAACATCACTTTAAGCCCTTTCCCCCGCCCTGCCGCGACGCAGGGAAGGGTACTCGGTCTACCACTGGGGACGCATTGTGGTAGGTTTGAGGCTGAGTTTCAGAGATCACAAACTTATTGAGACGCTCCATAGCTTTAGGAACGTCAGTTGCGAACTTTGTCCAGCCAAGCCTAACCAATACGGGTACCTTGTCATCGACACCATACCCAAAAAAGATTCGAGCCAAATCGTCAGATAGTTCTGTAGGTTTATTGGGAGAGAAATTGTAAGGCTTCCCATCCCAATTTGTTACAAAAAACTCGTCTGTCGTATTTGTTACCCAGACCATTAGAACACTACTACGTCGCCATAAACGGAGATAAACACTTGAGCGTTAGCTACGCTGGTGTTCACGTTCACGAACAAGGCATTGGCAGTAAACGAGCTTGCGTTTGCTGTTGCATTGAGCGTGAGATCCGCAAACGTACCAGCACCCGTTAAGGCAGTGGTTGCAGCAGCGTTCACTACAAGGTTTGCACCGTCGCTGGTTGTGCCAATCGAAATGTTAGCAGTTGCAGCATTTGGAGCTGTACCGCCAGCAGAGTTCGAAAGGTTAGCGACCGTAATGCGGCGTAAAACATACTGAGTAGTTCCGCCCGTCCCACCTTTGAGGATGGGAAGAGCAACGACAGCATTGCCGGTAGCAGCAAGCGAAACGGGACCAGCATTGGCAATACGAAAGCTGCCAAAGCTGTCCTGTGTATTTTGGCCTACTGAGTCAGGATTAGCCATTCAATCCTCCTTACGAAGTTGCGTAGGTTGATTGAGTAGCTGCCTGACCGCCATTGACCGTGTACAGTGTAAGCGTCTGAGAACCAGTTGCTGCGTTTGCACGAACAGCATAGCCATCGCTCTCAATCCAGCCGCCAGTATTAGCTGCATACCAGGTCGTCCAAGCGTTAGCCGAACCGGTATAGACGTTGATTTCAACCGTGACGTTAGCCGTCGGAGGAAGAATATAAACGCCAGCAGGAATATACTGAGCAGATGAAACACCCGCGTTCATTGAGGTTGCGTTACCAATACCAACGCTTGTGACGCTTACGTTTTGAAACGTACCGCCAGGGGTGTTGAGATTGGTATTTGCAACGATAATTTTAGAAAAACCACCAGCCATGAATGCCTCCTTAGAGCGTGAGCGAGTTGTAGCCCGTCACCTTGGTCATGGACTTCGGCTTGGTGCTTACCAATTCAGCGATGGTAAGAACTGCGCCGACATAACCAATTTGCCAGTTAGGAAGCGTGCTTTCAAAGCCCGTGAACACGAACTGACCTTGCTCATGGATGTAGAGCGAGAGGTAATTGGTGTTGAGCAGATACAGCGTGCCTTCTGGGCAGTACGGATCTGGGTAAATCGGAACGCCAGCAACCATGAGAGCGCGGAACGCAGCCTGTGGGCCGTTTGCATCGCCGTCAAAGCCGGAGCCTGGGGTGATGACATATTGTTCCTGACCAACATAGTCCTGTGCGAGAAGCGTCCAAGTACCAAAGCCACAGACGCCAAAGGTCGGAACTTCCGCACCCTTCTTGACTGTGCCGGAAATGTACTGAAGGACGTTCTGACGGGTTGGGTTAACCGAACCAGCGGCATACTGACCAGACTGCCACCAAGTATAGGTGTTACGGTTAATATTGCCGTAAGTTGCAACAGATACACCGTTGTCAACAGCGGCTGGCAAGCCAGTAAACTGTTGAGTGTTCGTTGTGTTGTTGTAAAGCGAATAGGACATTGCATCCATCATCACGTTCGTAGCGTCGTTCATACGAGCTTCGATCAATGGGATGATTGCATGGTCTTGCTGTACAACACCTTCCATTCCGAGGAACGGAACTGGCGTAATCATTAGCTTGAGATCGAACTCAGCGTTGAATGCGCCCTGCTGAACAGCAGGTTGAGCAAACGAGCCGGAGTAATCCGACCACTGAGCGTTCACAAACTGAGCGCCTTGTACGGGGACTGTAACGGACGAGACACCGCCCGTAGCAGTTTGAGAGTTGGCAATCAGCGCAGCCATAAGCGGGGTGCTATTGTAGAGCTGCACCACCAACTTCGGAATAAACGCACGCCGTGTGACATACGTTAATTCGTTGTACTGCGAAGTGCCGGTTGCTGGTACGATACCACCACCTATAGCCATCGCTTAGTTCCTTTGCTTCGTTAAGTCCCCAAAATCAAAAGCCGATTGGCCGAGGATTTTTCCTCAGTTCAAATAGAGCTTTTGCCGCTTCATCACGGGCCGCTACTACGGGGTTTGTTCTGAACTTAGCCAGCGTGTCGCGTGCTGACTCGTTCATAAACGAATTATTAAAGACCTTTGGCGATGTAGGCACCGCCGCACTTCTCATAAACTCGTAATAATCCGCAGCCGTTTCGTGATTTGTGATGCCCTTTTCGAGCATGACCTTTTCAATCTCTGCAACGTCCTCTTCAGACTTTGCTTTGCCCTTTTTAACCAAGGATTGACGCCGCTTTTCTAGCTCTTCAAGGGCGTCTTTTTCCCTTAATTTGCCTTCTAAAGCCTGATTTCTGGCCTCATATTGAGCAAAACGAGCGTCTACTTGGTCTTTAATGTCGATTGCGTCAATTGTTAAGTTTGGCTTAACTTTCTTCGTCAAACGCAAAAAAGAATCCCGCGTATCAGGGTTTTCAGCCAATTGACGGGCTAATAACGCTAATTCGTCGCGGGCGTCAGGTGTGAGATCTTCTAATGAAGGCATTGTTGTCCCCTATCCTTCGGTTTAGATAACTTTTTTGCCGTCGCCTGGTGGCTTAATGGCAAACTGGTTTTTTCCGCCAATCTTAGCAGCCGTTGAGAGGCCACCGAAAGGCTCATAACGGGGAGGATTCGTGATCTGCCCGTTCTGCTGAGTATTGGTCGTAGGATTGCGGGGTGCCGATGCGCCCCGAGGTTTAAATAGTTCCAAAGTAGCCTCCTATGCTACATGTTTCCATAACTTCCCTGACACAATATCATGGGCAGTTTTGCTACTAATACCAAACTTTTTGCTCGCCGCATATGACCCTTACATTGGAGGCATTGGAGGAGCACCGGGAGCACCGCCGCCCTGAGGCATAGGTGGAGCGCCTGGAGGGTTCATCAATCCGAGATTTGGAGGCGCACCAGCAATCATACGAGAACCAGGAGTGCCGCCACCGGCTTGAGGAAGGTTTTGAAGAAGCTGAAGAATTTCAGCATTTTGCAATTCACCGGCCTTTTGTTTCTTAGGCCCAAGCACCGTCGTCAGTGCGGAAATTGCGTTAATGAGCTTTTGACCTTCTGGGCTTTCAGATCCGATAGCTGGGAGAGCTTGCTCGATCAAATCCATCGCCATTGAGACGTTGACGAGAGCTGCTTCTTTAACACCAGCTTTAGGTTCTGGGGTAGACATAGGGGTTGGCATGGGAGGAGGCGAAGAAGGAGGAGCCTCACCGACAGATACGCCACCTGGGGTTTCACCGCCAGTGCCCTGCATCAATGCCATAAGTTGTGCGTTATCAGCCATGTCCGTTCCCTTTGAATAGGTGAAGGGGTATTTTTAGGTTTCCCCCCCTTCAGGGAAATCGCAGTAATAACGGGTCTAACCCGTGTATTAGTTAGCGACGTGCCTTACGACCCTTGCGACGCATGATGCGCTCCTGTTGCTGGGGTTGAGGGGAGGGTGAAAGCGCCAATTAGCGCTTGTGCTTACGAGACTTACGAGCCATTGAAGGCCTCCATCAGTTAAAGTTAACGTCCCCAACTTATTCAACGACGCTTTCCGCGACGCGAACGCTTTACAGACTTGTAAGCCATTATGGCCTCCTTGCCGGTGATCGTGGAGTAGTGCGAGGCGTATAAGACTTCACACCACTTACTCTATAATCCATAGTAGCGGGTTTTACGTCTCTAGACAACTGGCTAGTTGAAGCCCTTGGTTGGTCGCCCCGAACTGGGTTAATTTGCTGTCCTTTAGCCATTTTAGCCCTGCTTTTTGCTCATTGGCACTACTTTTTCGCCGCCGCCTTGCGCTTGAGCTGCCGCTGCTTTGGCATCCATCTTCTTGAGCCGCTCCTTGAGAAGCTGCTTCATTGGCGGGTCAAGCAAGTCGATGAGGCTTTCCTTGTCGATGGCCTGCGCTTTGAACAGATTGAAAGCCAAAGAACGCAGATCTTCCATAAAGATCGGGCTGTTCGAGTGCGCGTCTACCTTGACCACATAGTCTTTGGTGAACTGTGCAGGGATGAACTTGTTGCCTTCGGTGTCTTTGAGATCAGACGGATCGTAGGCTTGCATAATCTTAAGATACAGCGTCGCCATTTTTTCTAGTGAATCTTCGACAACCATAGCGCGTTTCTTGGCGCGTGAAGATCCAAGACGTGCAAGCTGAGAAGCGTGACCGGCAGAGCGCACACCTTGCTCACCACGGCCAGAGAGAACGGATGAAATGCCTGAGACTTCTTCGAACATTGCATCAATTTCTTTAAGCTGTGCGTAAAGATCTTGCGGGATGTTTGGTGCCAGACGTTCTGCTTTTGCATTCGGCATGTCAGACGACA